ATAGGACGTGAGCCCCTAAGTTCAGATTTCAAAAAACTAGACAACATCACCCCAAACGGCGGTGCATCTTACAGTCTTCTATTCAATGGTGCAGCATACGACCCAGGCAGCAGCACTCGTCTTATTGTTTCGGTAAACGGTGTGACGCAAGCCCCAGACGTAGCCTACACAGTATCAGGCTCAACAATCACATTCACAGCAAACCTTGTAAATGGCACAGACGTAGTTGATTACATTGTAGGAATGGGCGACGTCTTCAACGCTGGTACAGTTGCAGACGGTACAGTAACCCCAGCAAAGCTTGCTTCGACTCTCGTCTTGGACGACACACCCATACGAACCAATATAAACTCTTTAAATAACTCGGTAACAATCGCAGCCAATCAGAACGCTTTTGTTGCTGGGCCAATAACAATTACGCAACCATTAATAATTAATGGGACATTTACGGTGGTATAGATGGCATCAGAGCTAACAGTACAAACAATCAAAGCGCCGACGTCTGGTGGTAACGCCAATAAAATTTTAATTGGTAGTGGACAAATTTTGCATGCTCCTGGTCATGTGATTCAGGTAAAAAATGACACGTCTACAACAGCAGTAGTTAACTCGTCACAGGCATACACTGATGCGGGTCTTTCTGTAATAATTACACCAAACAGTGCAACAAACTATTTTTGGGTTATGTTTGAAGGGCATTTTTCATCAGGAAATACAACATCATCTAAAGGATATGGTTTTAATATTCACAAAAACGGAACAGCTGTAACTGGCTCTCCAAATGATGGTGTTAATCCTAGTGATGCCCCGTATGATTTTTATATGGATAATGCTTCAAATAGATTTTTTAGAAGAGATAGTAAGATTTATTATGCTGCAACAGGAACTACATCGGCTGTGACTTTTACAGCGCAATTTACTGGCTACAACTATTCTACCCAAGGTGATGTTACTTTAGGGATGTCTAATGAAACGCAACATACATTAACTGTTATGGAGATTGCTGGATGAGTACAGTATTTGTAGACAATCTCAAGCCGAACTTAGACACAGGGGTTCACATCCCTGGGCATATTATTCAAGTAAAAAAATCACTTTCAACGGCTTCAGTTCAAGCAACATCCAGTACCTTTGTAGACTCTGGTCATAGTCTTGTTATCACTCCTCATCTTGCTACAAGTGAGATTCTTCTTCAAATGTTTGCTGGTGGAACACAGTATAACGCTGGTAGCCCGAATGATATACAAATAAGAATTAAAAGAGGTGGAACAGTTATTCATACAAATGATAGACACGGATATTCAGAGGATGGAAATTGGAATGTATTAAACTTTGCAACTGCTTACTTTGATTCTCCATCAACAACAAGTGCATTAACTTACACATTTGAATTTAATGGAAATCGTGCAAGGTTTAATGATAATAGTGCATCTGTTAATAAATCTTACTTTATAGCTATGGAGATTGCGCAATGAGTTCAGTAATCAAAGTTGACGCAATCCAAAACCAGTCAGGCTTAAGCGCCATACAAATTGCAAATGATGGAACATTTAAACCTTCTAAGGTTCCGTGTTTTAGAGTTCATACAAGTTCAAGTGTTGCTGCTAGTAGTGCTTCGTGGACAAATATTCCACTTAATACGACCTCTGGAACTGGAGTGCAAGGTTTTGATACACACAGTATGATGAGTAGTAATAAAATTAATATTACAGCTGCAACAGCTGGAATATATTTTTTTACTGGTCATGTACGAATGGTTAATACTGTTCCTTATAGGTTGATTGTTAGAATTTTAAGAGTTTCAGACCAAGTAATTATGTTGCAATCAGAGGTTGGTTCTGGAAGCGCAAACCTAACTGGTAGATACCAATCTGTTCAAACTAATGGTTTGTGTCAATGTTCTGCTGGTGATTCTTTCCAAATGGACTTTTATCAAAATAACGAAGCTGGTAATGCTCAAAGTGCTACTGGTGTTAATAATCACGAAACATTTATGAGTGGATTTAGGATTTCTGAATAGGATAAAGATATGGCATTAACAAAACTAAATAACGCAGCAATATCTTCAGTAACCAGCGCTGGATTGCCGACTGTGGATTACGATAAAATGTCAGCTGGTACAATACTTCAGACAGTGCAATACGATTCCAGAAACACATCTTTAGCTGTTTCAAGTTCGGGAGGCGTTTTTAAATTATATGAAGTCACCTTAGTTTGCAAAGCAACTAATAGTCATTTTTTGTTAGAAGCTGAAATAGTTTTTGGAAGCGCTAACACAAACTCAAACATGGATACTCACGACCACTCTTTCGCTTTTGCATACAAAGGTGCAAGTGATGCTGATTCAACTTATGCTGCGGTTGGAGGGACGTCAAACTATGGCAGACAAGATTTTTCTGGCACAAACATTGGTGCTGGAGGTGCTTGGTATCAAACAGATGTTCCCTGGTCGCCTAATAGAAGCGACACTCATAGTGGTGGTTACGATGTGTTCAATCAATCATCTTCTTTTTTAGATACAGGAAAAACACAAAACGCTGGAGTTTCTTTAAACTGGGCTGTTTATGGTCACTTTCAAAGTTACGCCTATATAAACAGGGCTAGACAAGGCGCAGCAAACGGTGGAACTTCATTTTTTAGAGTTTCAGAAATTAAGACTTAACAAGGAGGCAACATGACTGACATAGCACAAGCACTAACGTCTCTCGAAATTAAAGAATGGGTATTGCGTGGCGAGCCCACATCTAAATCTGAGTTTGAGAAGATGTTTGCAAAAGTAACTGGCACAGACGAAAACGGAAGTGCCATTGAAAGCACTGACCCAAAAGACTTTGGTGTTACTTGGGACGAGGTAAAGGCAGAAAAGGACAAGCTAGTAGCAGCAGAGCCCATGAGGCTTTTACGTGCAGAACGAAACGTGAAGCTTGCAGAAACAGACTGGTGGGCAAGCTCTGACCTTACAATGACAGATGCACAAAAGAAGTATCGTCAAGATTTACGTGACATTACAAAAACATACGATAGTCTGGAGAAAGTAAAATGGCCTACAAAGCCATAAAGGTGCAGCATGGAGTTAATGGTATGGAATGGAGTTCTAACGTTAATACTTGGCTTGGTCGGGTATTTTTTACGTGAGAGGTCTAATGAAATCAATCGTTTGTCAATTCTTCTTAACAAGACACGAGAAGAAATTGCAAAAGAATATGTGACGAAAAAAGAAATGGAATCTGATATAAATAGAGTTATAGATAGATTAGATGCACTAGATTCTAAGATTGATAGGTTAATTGAAAAGAGAGGGCGATAATGGCAAGCAAAGAAGGAAAGATTGAATCGTACAATCCTAAAGATGCTGCTATCAACAGGACTGTGAACAAAAAGGGTCACGGGGCTGTAATGGCTGGCAAGGCAGTTGTACGAAAGAGTAAGAAGATTAAAAGAACTAAATGACCCCACAAGCAAAGCTCAAAGCGATAAAAGAGCTTACAGGTTCAAAGGGTTGGGCAGTTCTTTTAGATGTAATGAACGACGAGATTCTGGCGTCTGCCATGTCTATTGCTGAGTCAGCAAACATGGATTTGACAGAAATAAACTTCAGACGTGGCTCTATATGGGCTGCTAAGAGGATGCTCGAATTACCTGTACGTCTGCAATCAAAGCTGGAGTCGGAGATTGCGCTGTCTGATATGGACGACAGAAACAAGAATAAAGGTGATAATGAGCAATAATTTAAACAAACCCCCCGCTTCGGCTGGGAGAACGGAGAAATAAAATGGCGACACCGCAAAACCCCCAAGACGCTATGGCTGCTGTAGACAGACTGGCCTCAAACCAAATGGGCGTTACCCCTACTCAGACGCAAACACCAGCCCCTGAGAAGAAAAAAGAGGACAGCAACGAAGGCAAAGCAGCTGAGAAAGGCAGTCCCGAAACTGAAGGTGACAAGATGACCGCTGAAGCAATCATCTATGAGATTGAGTTTGGCGATGGAAGTGACCCGAAGACAAAGCGAAAGCTTACACCTCAACAAATCAAATCAACGTTTGAGAGGTATAGCGCTCTTAACTTTAAGAACGCAAAGTATAAGCCTGTTATGGATGTTATTGAGCAGTACATGCGAAAAAACCCTGGGGCGAATACAAAACAAGTTGCTCAGATTCTTAGCAACCTAGCTAAAAGCGAAGAATCAAATCCCACAATGGGCAACACACAGGGCGATAAGCCAGGTGTTTATGAGAAAGATGCAGCAGTCAAGTCTGGAGACATGGAGGCAAGTCTTAAAAAGTGGGAAGAAGAAAATGCAGCTTCACTGCCACCTGGGTACAAAGAGATGATGATGTCTGGAGCCCAAGGCAATGCTGGCATGCAACAAATGCAGCAACAAATCAACCAGCTATCACAGTTACTACGTGGTGTATTGGCTAACTCACAAGGCGTCGCAGACGCAGCAAAGAACCAAGTTGCCAACTCACAAGCACAAAGTGTAGCTGCTGTACAGCAACAGATTGCTAACAATATCGACAAAGTACAACAAGCATTGGGTCTACCCGACACTGCTGCTAATGACTTTATGATATTTGCAGCAGAACGTGGCTTTACTATGGAAGATTTTGTTGACCCTCAAATGACTATTAAGGTCATGCAAGATTTCAAAAACAGCATGAACAGTCCAGAGATGGAGAGAATGAAGGCTATCGCTGAAAGGCGACAAGCATTTACGGGCTCGCTAGGTCAAACACCAGCAGCAACTCCGACAAATGCGCCGACAGAAACTGCTTCTACTTTGGATAACTTGATTAACAAGACCATGTCTAAACGAATGAGCTAATATTTGTACAAAGCATTTGTGACAATATGTCACTTAATGAACCCTGAGTATTGTATCGTACTGGAAGACCAATACGGCCCGTACAAGACAGAGGAGATGTGCAAAAGACGTGCATACGAAATATCAAGGAAAGTTCACAAAGGCTACCCTATGTACAAGTCTAAAAGGTTTAGATGTCCTAAAATCGGAGATTATGATTTATAGGGATGACAAGTACATGGTTTATAACATATCATACGAATAACACATAAACTGCGCCGAGGCCCAGTGTGTTTTAGAGTTTATGCGATGGTTAATTTCCGTAACGACTCGACTGTAAAAAAACCGTAACTAAATGCTATAAGGAGGTAAATTATGGCAGCAATACAAGGATTGCGGGGAACAGGAGAGTTTACATCTGATTTCCGCCCAAAAAATTACCGTGAGCTTTTCACGTTGTTGGAACCAAACGGTAACGCTCCACTGAACGCATTGCTTGCAATGGGTTCATCAGAGCCAACAGACGACCCAGAGTATAAAAACTTTAGGGACGAACTACCAGAGCGTACATTGAAAGTGAATGGTGCTGTTGCTTCAACATCAACAACATCAATTACAATCGATGCAGCTGACGACAATAAATTCGCTGTAAAAGGCGCAATCATTGTCAACAGTGAAACAAGCGAAGTGATGCACGCTACTGCTGATACTACTGGCACTACCCTTACTGTGACCAGAAACATTGGTGGTACAGCGCATCAAATTGCAGATAATGCAATCTTGTTTATCGCTGGATTTGCAGCGGCTGAAGGTGACACCTCACCAACTGCAATCAGCTTCGACGCTTCAGTAGTCTCAAACTTCACTCAGATTTTTAGGACTGCTTTCCAAGTATCAAATACTTTGCAAAGCACATACCTACGAACTGGTGATAAGTTAGACGAGGCTATGACTAAGGCACTTAAGCTCCACATGTCTGACATCGAGCGAGCTATGTTCTTTGGTAACAAGCACGAAGCTAACGGTTCAACTGCACAGCCAACAAGGTTTACTGGCGGTCTATTGAACAGCTTAACCAATGTTGTAGACATTGCGACACAGAACGCCACTTATGGTGGTAGTAATGCTGGAACAATGACTGAAGATGGTTTCGACTCTCTTCTCATCAACACAGTGTTTAAGTTTGGTTCAAAACAAAAGATTGCTTTTGTTGGTGAAACAGTGGCGAACCACTTGCAGCAGTATGGTAAGGACAGATGGCAGCCAACAGCTGTTGAAGGTGCTTACGGAGTCAACCTAACTAGGTATGCTACATTTGCTGGAGACTTGATGGTACACTTGCATCCGCAGTTCCGTCAGCTTCCACACATGAAGACTGCTATGGTTATCATTGACTTCCCGTACTTGGTATATCGTTACCTTGAAGGACGTGATACTCAGTTGCTAGAAAACAGGCAAGCCGTTGACGCAGATAGCGTCAAGCACGAGTACCTAACCGAGTGTGGTTTGGAACTCTTGCAAGACAAAGTACATGCGTACGTTAAAGGCTGGACTGCAAGGAAGAACTAATTAGGACGACCTTACAGTTCGATTGAGGCATAGTAAGGGGGCAATAATGCCCCCTTACTTTTATCAAGAGGTGAATATGACAGAGAAAAAAGTTAGAGCCCGAACAAAGAAAGGCCATTACAAGGCTGATGACCCGTCTACACCAGATGTAAACGAAGCTTTTGTTCAGGAAGAAAAGCCAAAAAAAGCTGAACCAACAATAGTGTGGTTTGAAAGCAGACAACCAGAGCCAAGCATGTTTGATGTAGCTGGCTTGCGTTCAATTAGACGATACTCAGACAATCATTTAGAATGGAAAGTAATGTCAGATGATGTTGCTAGGTTTGAGAAAGACCACTTTATTATGAATGGAAGGGTACGTAGGAAGGCTGTAGAATAATGCCAACAGTTACAACTGATACTACTACTGAAACAAGTAACACTAATCCTCACATACGTGAGAAACATTCTCCCCTTGAGAGTCTAATATTTCAGGCGCTAAGACGTTACGGCGATTTTAGCCCTGGAACATTAGATGGGGATGTGGGGTTGATGTTCCTTGAGTTTGCAAACATGGTTATTGACGATATACGTATGCACCCATACGCACCATCAACAACCACAACTACAACATCTGGCACGACAACAACCACTACAACAACAGTGGACGGCATAGATTACTATGAATCTTTGCAAGACGTGCGTGAGATTGACGACATTATTATAGTTCAAGGACTGCTTTATCACTATGCTTTACAACAAGGCAGTGAGAAAGTGTCTGTGTACTTGCCAACATACAACACAACTCTTAACAGGCAGTTGTGGAGGCAAAAGAATGGTAATACAAAGATACGTATGACTGTTGTGGATGATGGCACAAACAAGGGAAACATCAATAAAGGAAAAACAAATACAGTAAATGGAACGGTTAGCTATTAATGTCCAGCACTATCAAGTCTCCAAGTGGGGTAAAAACCAAGGTATTTGCTTACGAGAACTTTCAAGGTCTTGATACCTCTCGTGACGTAACCTCTTTAGATACTGGTAAGGAGCAACACCTTAACCAGATTATCAACGGCACGGCAGACTGGCGTGGGCAAATAGTTCGTGACCCATCAACTGTATTTAGAAAAGGCGAGTTCAAAGTAAACCACATTCGTTTCTTTGGTAAAGACGAAGCTTTGTGGGTAGAGCAAACAGGTTCTGGTCTTAACTTTAAATCTGATAGAGACCACGAACTACTAGATGTACACCCAACAGCAGCAATAGTTTCCACTACAGTATTCAATCAATCGGTTCAGCTAGCTGCAAGAGCAAGACCAATGTACCGATATGATGGTGTAAATTTTACAAGAAACCAATCACCAGCAATAAACAACTTGCAACCAGGGTTTCTTACGTCTGTGCAAAGACGTCTTGTAATTGCTGGAATCCCAGGAAGAGAAACACAAGTACACCTAAGTCGTGTAGACCAAGACGAGATTTTTCCCGAAGACGAAGACCCAGCATCAACAAATGTACTGCGAGCTGGATTTATAGATATTGCAAACTTGCTTGGAACAGCTGACCAAATAACTGGTCTTGGCTCTTTTGAGCAAAACAGATTAGCAGTATTTACTGCTGACCGAGCTATCATATTTAAGATAGACCCAAGCATAGATAACTGGCTTGTTGATGATAATGCAAACATCAACATTGGCTGTGCATCTCACAATAGCATTGTAAACGCTGGCACAGACCTGTTGTTCTGCTCAAGGTCTGGCATACATTCAATCAAACGTTCAGAAGACAACGGGATTCTTGTTTACTCTTATAGTCTTTCAGACAAGATTGATATTTTATACAGAGAGCTATTTGAGTCTGTAGAAGACCCAGAGCAAATTAGTGCAGTATTTGACCAAGACACGGCTCAATACCACCTGTTTTTCCCACAAGCTGGAGGGTTTTTATGCACTAGATTGACTTTAGCCATGAACCCAGAAGGTGGTCAGCCACAACCAAAGTTTAGTACAGGCACATTCTTAAACTCTAGGTGTGGCGCATTTCTCAATGGAAAGCTTTTGTTTGGTACGACTGGTGGTGTTTTTGAAGTATTGAAGATAGAAGAGGTTAAAGATAATTCTATTACTCCTGAACTAACAGTGACGACACCGCTTTTGTGGCATGGTAGTTTAGAGGATACAAAAGAAACATCGAGCATAATTTTGCAGATGGCTGGTAAAGGAAAGGTATCTGTAGAAGCTCAAGACGACAAAGGAAGGCTTATTGGCACAATGTTTATGGAAGTAGACGACACATCGGACGACAACTACTTTCAAGATGTGCCATTATCAAGGCAATATGAAAGAAAATGGCAACATAGGTACAGAGCAGCCCAGTATAAGTTTAAAACTGAAGGGGGTGAAGGATTGCTTAGACTTATTGGTTTTGCAGTAGTAGTGAGGACATAATGGCAAGAATTAGACAACAGTTTCCGCAGAACTACGGCTCTTCTGGAAACATTAATACAGAATTTGAGAATTTATTTCGCTACTTAAATGCAGCAGAACTGGGCGATAAAACTCTCGGCGAACTGCTCCAAACAATTTTTAGTAGTACGGGAGCATGGCAAGGCCCAATCGAGTTTAGAAAAGATGCAAGTGGTGACATTCAGTACAGGGTTGGAACATACGCAGACGACACAACTGGGTATATAACACTTGTTTCGGCAGCAGAATTGCGGGGTGCAGCGGGCGCAACTGTTGGTGAGATTGGGGCTCCAATCATTCACTCAAGACAAGATACTGTTATATCTGGCACTACAACAACAGTTATTGACTATGCTCACGCAGCTACAGACGAACTTCTTGTATATGTAAACGGTATCCTGAAAAGAACAGGAGCTTCATTCGACTATGTCAGCAGCCCAACGGCTGGTACTGGTAGTAATGGCGCTGTTACATTTAACAGTGCTTTGGCTAATGCGGATGTTGTTTCTATCTACAAGATTAGGTCAACAGCCATAACAGGATTTACAAGAACAGATGTTGTGACAACAGGAGCGCAAGCTGTGTTTGCGTTTGTTCACGACTCAACATCAAGACTACAAGTTTATAAGAACGGTATTCTTATGCGAGAAGGTGGTGCTAATGACTACACCACATCTGCAACAACAAATACTGTGACATTTAACTCATCTATTCCATCAGGAAATACCGTAACAATTATCACAGTTGAGAACACATCTGTTCAAGCCGTTACAGGTCAAATGTTTGAACAAGATTTTGTTCATACAGACAGTGGTCTAATACAGCTAGCTAAAATTAAAATAGACAACAATGCCATTGAACAAGCAAAGGTAAATGGTTTGTCAGCAGCCCTTACTGCAAAAGCTAAACTTACAGTGTCTAGCTCTACACCATCATCTCCATCAACTGGTGATTTGTTTCTTGATACATCACAAACACCAAATCAGTTGAAGTTTTTTGATGGTACGCAGTTCTTAAAGACGTCTCCTGAATCATCTCTCCCGACCTTTACATCAGCTAACGCAAGTCAGTTTGTAAAGGTAAATGGTACAGGGACGGCTCTTGAGTATGGAACAGTCGACCTTTCCTCCGTTGTTCCTATAACTCAAAAAGGTGCAGCAAACGGTGTGGCGTCTCTCGACTCAACTGGTAGGTTGCCTTCCACACAACTTCCTACCGTTCTTTCTACTGACAGTTTCTTTACTGAAGTCGCAACGCCTACAAACACAACATTTGGCGTAAAAAGAATATTCAAACAAAAAATTAGAATAGACGGCATAGCAATCAGAACCACGTCAGGAACTTGTAGTGTGCAAATATCTGTAGATGGTGTTGGTTTGGGTAGCACATTAAGTGCTAGCTCCACACCTTCTGAAACTGCGCTAGGAACGCCGATTGAAATAGATGCTTCCGTCTCATCAAAGAAAATAGAATTTATTGTAACCAACAACTCTTCAGCAAGTGTGCTTGAAGTAACTATGGCTGTGAGTGTGATTGCGAGTTAATATGTATGATAAAGGTAATAACGCATGATAATGAAAGAATTTCAAAATGGGCTAGTAAGCACCTTGAAGACATTACTTGGAACAGCCCTCAATGTTTTGGATTTGAACTCAACGACAAACTTATCGGTGCAGTCATCTTTAGCGAGTGGACTAAAAACGATATTCACGTCAGTGTTGTATCGACCAATGCTCGTATGTGGCAAAAGCGTATACTCCGTATTCTCTTCCACTATACGTGGGTTACTTGCGGTTGTATTAGGATGTCTGCGTTGGCTAAAGAATCAAATAAAAAATCTCGTAGACTTCTTGAGGCGCTTGGTTTCAAGGAAGAAGGACGACTACGTAACTATCACGGCAGCGAAGATGGAGTCGTCTACGGAATCCTCAAAGAAGAATCCGAAAAATGGTATCAAACGAAAGAGAGGGAGGCCTAAAAAAAATGTCTAAAGGCGGAGACACACCAGCACCACCTGATTACACAGCTGAAAAGAAAGCAATCAGGGAAGAAACAGAAAAGAAATACGGCGAGCAAGCTGAAGCTTACAACACTGCTGTAGATACATTTAACACAGCACTTGGCGGTCTTCAGGGTCAATATAACACTCTTTCGAGTGCGCTTTCTGGCACGGGTATATCTGATTTATATGATGACCCCACGACAGATGTAAACGAGAACATCTTTGACGTGTACTCCCCACAGATAAGTGACCTTGCTACTGCTCTGGGCAACCTTGATACAGATATAGACAAGCCAATATTCGAGTCATCCGTCGGCTCAGAGTATGGGCCTATTGGTATTACGAACATCCCAGACCTAACTAAATTTTCTACAGCTGATTATGATACTCTCTCATCAAACATCAGCAGTCTTGCTAACACTCTTAACCAGTTAAAAGCAGACAGAGCAGCAGAAGAACAACGTATTACAGACTTTGGTCAAAGCTTGAACCAAGGTTTAGGTGGTATGGGCGTTACATTGGGTCAGCTGGGAATCTCAGACCTTGCGTCTATGAACCAGCTAGAAAAACAGTTGTCAGACCTTAACTTGCAGAAGCAAGGGTTTTCGTCTGACATCATGGGTCAGTTTATGCCAGGGGGTTTTTCTAACTTCCAAAACCAATACGATACATTAACCGCTGGTCTTCAAGACCTTAGAGGTCAAAGGCAAACAGAGCTTGATAGAATCAAAACATTTGGCGACACACTTTATACTGACGTCGATAGCTATTTTGACAGGCTCGATAATCTGGGAATCGCAGACGAAGCTGGTATTGAATCCCTTATTGATGACATCGAAGACAGGCAAAGACAGGCTGGAAGATTCTCTTCCGAGCTTGGGTTTAACTTTGGCAACCAGCTAGGCGAACTACAAGACGTTCTAGGAGACGTCAAAGACCTACAAAGCGAAAGAATTGCAGAGCTTGCACGTTTAGAAAACGCAAAAGCAAACTTCTTATCTCAAGCTGGTAACGTTGAGCAAGCTGCCGAGGGTGGCAATATGTTCAGTTATGCTATCCTAGACAGTATTGATGACCAAATACGTGACCTTAAAAATGAAATTGCTGGGTTCTCATCCGAATTACCATTTGATTTTTCAGGAGCTACAGGCGCTATTACAGACGCAGAAACTGCGTTGGCTGGTTTACAGGGCGAAAGACAAACCGCACTAGACGATATTCTTTCAAGAGTACAAACAGCTGGCACAGGTATTGGCGATATTGCTCTATCAGACGAAGACGCTATAACTGGCAGACAAACAGACTTACAAAAACTTCAGCAAGAGCTTGCTAAGTTCTCTGGTGGCAGAGTTGGTAACATAAGTGGCGAGATTACTGCGGGCCTCGAACAAGTAGATGCTCGTCTTGCAGACTTAGCAGCCAAACGTTCAGAGATTGAGACAGCGGCACAACAGCTTGTCGAAGACATTAACAACGCATCTTTCTATGGGCTTGATGACTTAACTGGTTCTCAAGCAGCTTTCGATGAACAAAAAGCACAGGTGGATTTATTTAACGCACAGCAAGCATTGGATGAAATTGCAGCAGCTGAACAAAGGTTACAATCTGAAAGGCAGAGACTAGAAACAGATGCAGAAGCCGTTGCTGCTAGGTCAGGACAAGCACAGCAAGACTTACTTGCAACAATAGGGGCATCAGGTGTTCCTGAGTTTCAGAACTTCGCTCAGATAGACCCAATAACCCTAGAGCAATATTTAAATCTATTGGCTCAAGGTGGCGACGAAGAAGAGTTGGCAGCATTAGCAAACTTGCCTTCAGCGTTTAGTCAAAACTTAGGGGTTATAAGTGTATAGGGGCGTTAGTAAATGGCATTTAGCGCAATATTAGGATTAGCTGGTAACTTATACGCAGCAAACCAAGCATCAAAGGACGCAGCAGCTGCAAGGTCTTTGCAGATGCAGCAGATGCAACAACAGCAACAGTTTCAGAACGCAAACTTTTTGCTGGCTCAAGATGCTCGTAGAGAACGCAGAGAACAAAATCAATACCTACAACAGATAGAAGCTCTTAACAGGAGACTTGCTGGACAGGAACGTGAGTTCCAAATGTCCGAGCTAGACAACTTTAAGAGGGCTTTGCTGAAAGAAAGGTCAGAAGACATTGAACGTCAGATTCTTCAAGACAAAGAAGCTGCACGTCTTTCTACATTTAGACTAGAACAGCTCCTCAAAGGACAGGACATTAGTGAGCAAGAGCGAGCTTTTGCTATACAACAGTTAGAATTGGCTAGAGCAACCGCAGCTGGTGAACGTGATGAAGAGCTAAGACGTTTCTTACAAGACAGGGCTACGGCACAGATAGAGCGTGACTTCCTTGTAAACATGGCTCTTGATGCGCAAGACCAAGCACGACTCGAACGTGCAGAAGGTATGGCTATCCGTGACCAGATACTTAATCAAATACTTGGGTTACAAGGCGCTGTAAACCAAACTGCTTCGCAGCTTGGTTACGTCCCTATTCCAGCAGCCGTATCTGAAGGAGACATACAAAAAGAAATAGACAAGCGAGTAGAACAAAACATCGCAGATGTAGACCGAGCAGCAGAAGCGGTAGCTTCTGTAGGCGAGGCTGGTCTTATACGTCAAGGCATGGATGAAAGCACAAAAGGCACATCAGTTCGTGGTGACATTGCAGCACGTCTTGCGAACGAATATTCAAAAGCCAGAGACTCAGCTTATGATGATGCTCTCAAGTACATCTCTGGAAGAGAGCAAGTCTTCGGTAGAAACATAGGCAACATTATGGACGCAAGAAGCAAGTTGCTTGCAGAGACTGCTGGTATAGCTGGCACAGGACTACAGCAACTAGCTAATCTTCCAAGCGCACCATCCGCCTTGTCTGGATACAACTACGCACGGATGATACCGTCATCAATCATAAACAGAAACATTAGCAGTGCTAATGACTTCAGGGCTCCTGTTGCGATTGGCAGTGCTATATATAACAACCCATCATTAATGACATCAGGTTTGGCTAATTACTCAAGACCTACAAGCTTGGCTACTAACCAAGGCTTTAATGTCAAGTCTGCCATATTCAACCCAGCAGCAATCAATCTCGACAGCTCAAACTATCTTGGCAATGCTACAAGTATAGGTAACCAGATGATGAGCCAGCTTGGTTCGTACGCTCAGAACATGCAAAACAGAGCAACAACAGCTGGTCAAAACTTTGGTCAGTCTTTTGGTCAGTTTGTAAACGACCAATCGCAAGCTGGTGGAATGAAGTATCAGTATGATGCAGACGGCAAAGTAATCCCAGGCAGTGGAGTGAAACAAAATGATGGTCTGTTCTACAGCATAGACCAATCATTTAATAAATTTTTTAATAACCTGACAGGTAGTTGAGGTAGGGAATGGTAGATTTTGTAGGATTCGGGACTGGCTATAACAAGCAAATGAACTCAGACGAACGTAGACGTCTTGAGTTGGCTAAAGCTTTTAACGAATTTAGGCAGTCAAACCCATACGCTTCGCCTATGGAAATGCAGTCTTTTGTAGACCAAGCTGCTGCTGGCAGAAACTATCTTGCTGGTGGTATGCCTAGTGCAGACGTCTTGAATATTATTGGCAAGCGTAATGCTGAAGCACTGCAAGCTAAAAAAGATGCAGACGCAAGGGCTGCTGCTACAAATAGACTAAACTTGTTTCAAACACAGCTTAACATGGGTGATGATTTAGCTCGTGGTTTTACAGGAGATATTTTTACAGAAGACGAGGAAGCAAACAGGATTTTTACTGACGAATACAAAAATTATTTAAAAGACATAGAAGAACAGAGTGGTGTTGATTTTAGTGAGATACTTACACCAGACAGAATTAGAAAAGTAAGAGAAGACAGAACGATTAGTTTGGTTCCTAAAGTTGTAGATTATATTCGTACAACTGATGGACAGGTTAATGTGGAAGATGCAGCCAAAGCTCTTGGTGTTCCTAAGTTTTTGATTGATAGCGTTGTTCAGCGTGTAAAAACACAGCTATCAAGAGAAAGTGCTGATTATTTATACAACAAAAAGAAAGACCTTCTTGCTCAGATTAGACCAATTATGGAAGAGGGACGTGATGTTAATGAAGCGTTTGAAGCTTTTAAAACAGACGCAATAAACTTTGGGATAGACCAATCTGAAGTAAACAAAGTCCTTGCAGAAATGAAGAAAGAATCCGATAGAATTAGAAAGAAAATTGATGAGGATAGAGTTTACGAACAAAACAAAAGAGTTCAAGAAGTTAAGATTGCGTTTGCTAATGACGTTCAGAATGTGCCTCAAGTCAAAGTGGCTATTGCACGAGGGGATATTGAAGCAGCTAAAGAGTTTATGGAAGAGTATCTTCTAAATAATTACACAACTCTTAGTGACAACGAAAAGGCAGCAATAAAAGAAACTTTTACTAGCATCGTTAAAGGGTTAACGATAGAAGCTCAGTACAACCAAGACACCATACACAACGAAAAGAAAGCAAAGGCAGACGAACGTGTAGCTGGCGTACCAGCAGCAGTTCTGAAGAAAAGCCAAGAATCTGCCTTCAACTTCTTTACAGGTGGCAAGAAAGGTCAAATCAATCCAGCAACTTCTGGAGAAGCAGTTGCAGCACCAGCCGTTGTTGCTGAATTGGCTAAGAAATATGACCTTAGTAACTCATACACATTGTCGCTCTTGTCTGACTACTTTAAGAGGCTTGGCAAAGACGAAGGCTCTGATTACAACTCTGTGCTTGCTGGAGCAAATGCAATCCTTGAAAACTCACGTGGCGTAACAACGATTGAACAAGCTACTGAGTACACACAAGACCTTGTTAGAAAACAAACAGGCGACTTTGACGGAGACCAGACTTTTGAAAACTGGTTCACTAACGAGAAGACACAATACACTAAGAAGTTTGAAGAAGCTAAAGCTGCACTAACCAGTGCTTTACAAGAGACTGACGCAACTAAGAAACTTAGAGCCCTTAGAGGTGTTGCTGCTGGTCTTAATCAACTACAGCAAGTTACTGCCGAAAGCTTTAGAACTGCATTTAGATATGCTCAAGGTAAAGACAGGTGGATTACTGCTGGAACCCCTGGTTGGGATAGAACGGCTGTAGAAGGATGGCAGAGTGGCATCAATACTGAGAAAAATGCTTTGATGGATAAAATCACAGAACAGATTGCTATTGCCGAAAGACAAGTACAAGTCAGACCAACTGGCCCAACATTGGTTGATAATCTTTCTGGCCAAGTAAAGAGAACTAGACGTAACAACATTGACAGCGTTCCAAATGCTGTGCCTAGTGGCCCAGCAAGGCTTATGATTAAAGACTTCTTGCGAGTTAGCAACTTGAAAAACGACATGATTAATAAGCTTGACCAAGGGCAATATCAGCAGTTTCAGAATGACCCTGTAAGCTTTATTAAAACGTACTACAACACATATTATTCTCAATGGATAACACGAAACAACAACGGGGATGACTTATAGGACGACTGTAATACAGCAATAATATAAATTAAACCTATCGGATAACTGGAGTACCGAATGGCAAACCAAACAAATTATGACGGCATATCATTTGCACCACAAGAAGAGGGTGCAGCAGACGTAGGATACCTTAACGTATCCCCCGACCAAATCACAAAAGACCCACGATTCCTCACGGACTTGCGTAAATACTACGCAGACTACGGAAAGTATTATTCCACAGACCAAGAATACCTAGACGAGTTTTACGAAGACGCTACTTGGCGAGACCTAAACACTGCTGGTGCGGTGATTGGTGCTACCTATACTGCTGGCGAAAACAAAGAAACACGAGCAAGAGCAAAACGTCTTGAGCAAGCGTGGCGTCAGCTTCCAATGTTTTGGCAAGAAGGTGGTCGAGGCTTTGCTTCTGCTGCGCCTGACATTGCAAAAGCCATTATTCTTGACCCAGTAAACCTTATCCCAGTTGTTGGTGCGTACGGCAAAGCTGCGAATGTAGCCAAAGCAGCATACCTAGCTGGCACAGCTGGAAGAGAAGCGACAAAAGCTGGAATTAAGTCTGGTATTATTACTGCTGGTGTTCAAGAGGCTGGAATCGGTGCGCTTGCAGAAGGCGTAATCAGCACAGCAAATCAAATCAGAGATGTACAGCTTGGCTTGGAAGACGAAGTAAGTCTTGGTCGAGTTGCAAAAGACGCAGTTATTGGCGGTGCTACTGGTGGAATTATTGGTGGCGGTGTTCTTGGCCCAGTACCAGCGTTTATTGGCGCAAGACGTGGAGTCAATAGAACAGCAGCACAAGTAGACGAACTCACAAGCAAAGGTCTTACAGGCCAGCAAATTGCAGACACTGTAGCAGCACGTGGTGTTACTGGTTTTGATGAACTTGTTGAAGCGTCAAAAGATACTGATGCCTTCCTTGGCCCACCAGAAACAACAGAAACAACAACAACCACAGAGTCACCTACAGCTGAGATTGATGAGAAAATCAATCAAATCAAAACTTTTTACAAAGAAGAGCAAGACCTACTTGATAGTCAGCTAGACGACGGCGTAGACCCAGACGTTGTTGCAGAAACAGAAGTAAACCTAAATGAACTAGCTGCACTTAGAGAGTTTGGTGAAAACCTAAAAGCAGAACAAATAGAAATTAGCAAGCTTGAAGCCTCAAACAATCCTAACTTGAGGGCTCAAGCTCAGAAGCGTCGTGCAATCTTTGAAAGAAACTACTCAAAGTTTAGGCGAGCAACAAAGGGCGGTCTCAATCTATCTGAAATCAACGAGATTCTTGAGCAGTATAGAGCAAAGCCAAGCGAAACTGCTGACGCAACCCCAGTAGAAACAGAAGCAACAACCACTGAGGCTACTGGAGAAGGCACTACAACCACAGAAGCAGCGCCCGAAGGACGTACAGAAGGTACGGCTCCAGAGGCTGACGCTACTGCAACCGAGACTGTACCAGCAGACGAGACTGTTACAGCTACTGTCGAAGTTAAATTTGATGACATGCCCTTCAGAAACGAAGCGCAGAAAACAAAAATACAATCAAGGTTTAACGAAGAATACACCCAAGAACAGTTTGAAGCTGACTTTGCAGCTGGGAAAATTTCTGTTGGTAGGGATGGCAAGTTTACACGAGACACTGTTGGCGAGGTAACAGCAAGCGCATCATTGGCTAGGGACAGAAAAGCGTTCACAGAAATGATGGACTCAAGCAAACCTGAACCAAATGAAACTACAGTTACAAAAGAGCCAGAAGCTAAGACAGACGAAATTATTATTGATAGCGAGTCACGAGGTAGGGCTCTAGCAGCTGGTCTTGACCCGAAAGATATTCCAGCAGCGGAGGCATCTGCTTCTGGTCGTATTACAAAACGACAAGTAAACAAAGCAATCAATGCTGCAAAGAACAACCCACCATCGTCTTACGCACAACAAGTGCAAAGGGATTTGGATGCGCTACTTGCAAACATTGGCAATGACATTGACGTAGACGAGAATAGTCTTAGAGCTTTGATTAGGGTTATGTCCCAGGACAAAGCTGCTTACAAGTCTGACCCAGACGACATCTTGGCATTGTTTGATGAGTTCAGCAAAAGCGGTATGGCTACAGGCGATAAAACTTTTACACAGACAGAACTCAAAAAAATACGTCAACTCGTTAGAAAGATTCGAGACCCTAAAGAGGGTAACCCTGAGTTTTCAAAAGAAACAGCACAGATACTTGCAGAGAGACAAGTTCTCAACGCAAGAGATAATCCTGAAACACAGACTGAATCACTCGTTCGTTCTGTTCAAAAGTCTATCGACAATAAAAGCATTTACGAAACTGCTGGTAGAGATACACGTGGACGTATCCAAGCTATGCTTCGTAAGAGTTCAGTAAATGTAAAACCAAACGAGTTTGCAAAAGAAGAAGCTATTATCAAAGCAACATCTGGCAAAGGGCCAGATGTTGTTAAGTATATTTCTGGTGGCGAAACAGCTATAGGCCCAGATGGAAGAAAGGTTCGTGTAAAAGCTGGCACTACTTTGTTTGCAGACGGCGTAACAAAGAGAAGCTTTGTAAGTTACGAATACCTGATGAAAACACGTGGTGTGAACATCGGCAAGAAATCAACAAAGAAAGTAAAACAGCCTACAGACGAAACACCAACAATTACTAACGAGGTTGTTCAGAAGCTTGTTGCTGATTTACAGGCTGACGGAGATACAGACAAGTTTATTAGAACTGTAAAAGCACTTCAAAAGAAAGGTGCTGGTGTACCTGAAGAGCCTTCAGCAACTGTAGACGTACCAACAACAAGTGCTGGTAAAAAACTAATTGTTCGCTCAAAGAACAATGCTGCTGACGTTCGTATGATTAGCCAAAAACAAATCAGCGAAGGCAAAGGCATAGAAGCTATTATCGGTCAAAAGGGTGGGCCTAACTCAAATCCAGCAAACTGGGAAATCAAGTACGCACCTTTTGATGCAGAAGCCAAGACGTTACGTGCAAGACAAGAACTGTTTGAAAGCTTACCTTCTGGCGAAGTCCCAGGGCAAACACGTGAAGACGTTATCAAAAAGCCTATGGATGAGGCTGAGTTTAATGAAAAAGAACTTGAGCTAAGTGAAGCAGAGGTAGCCATTGTAAACAATATCCTTGGTGATTTGGGTTTCCGTGGAGCCAATGGGCTAAAAGGAAATGCCATCACTGGCAGAACCTTAATGGTTATGGAAGATAAGCTCAGTATGGGAGGCTGGCCTGTAAAAGAAAGTGCAATGGATGCACGTATTGAACAGATAGCTTTCCTTGAAAACCTTATGGCTAAAATTGCACCTGATGGTGTAAACAAGCCTGTTCAAACAAGGGCAGAAGCAAAGCTGGCTATAGAGAATATCTTTGCTGGTCACTCATCAGAAGAGATTGCTGGAGCCAAAAGGCTTATTGATATGCTTGGAGGAGACCCAGACAAAGCTCCTCTAATCAGAGGCAAGACGACAGATACTATCGGGGCATACAGAGGTTATTACACACAAAGAGATAACGCTGTAACCATGAGAACTGGTCAGGGTCGTGGCACTGACATGACTCAGCTTACTCCCACAATAAACGTTTTGTACCATGAGGTTGGTCACTGGGCTTACAGAAACATTCTGACACCAGAAGACAGGGCTCAGTTTTGGAATATAGCTAAGACACACTACAAAGGAGGTCGTGTAGATTCTGGTTCTATAGATGAGTCACGTTACCTTCAGAACCAAACAATTAGCAAAGAAGGTCGACCTGACTATGTTGTAAGGCAACCTACAAGCCCACAAGAATACTTTGCAGAGCAGTTTGAAATGTGGGTCTCTCGAAAGAAAGCCTCACCAGACTTGGCTACAGAGAAGTTTTGGCAAAGGATTGCGACGTACGTCAAAGGTATCTTTGACAGGTACTACTATGGTGCTGAACTAAACCCAGACTTAGAGCCTATCTTCGCTAAAATCATTCCTGACGTACAAGAAGAAGTTACATTCCGTCTTGGTGTAGATGATAAACCAAAGACTGAGTTTGGGCGACATATACAAAAGCGTCTTGTCCAGTTGCAAATTACTAAAGAAAACCTAGAGAGTGCAATAGGTCGTGATAGTGCAGATGGTATTGTTGAAGCTCACAAAGAACTGCAACAGCTTCTGCTAGAGATGGTTCCAAACTCCAAGGTGGTGGCACGAGATGGTGCAGAGAACGCTATATTCTCTCCGCTAAGAAAAGGTGCAGCTGGCAGAAAAGGTATGGTCAAGATTATTCGTGACCGAATCAACAACTACGACGAAATGATTGACGGCAAACAGTACGGTACAGACGACGGGTTTGACGCACGTAACTATGGCGACTTTTCTACTCAAGCGGATATGGAGAAAGTAGCCGAACAATTAAAAGACTTTTACTACAATGGTTATGGCGGAACATTTGTGCCAGCTGAAGGAATCCCTGGTCGAGTAAAGAACCTAGAAGCCTCGTCTACGCAAAACCTTATTGGCATGATTGATAAGCAGTTAAACTCTGTTTATCAAAAGGTTGAAAACACCACTAATCTAATTGGTGGCTCTAAGCCAGACATGGCTAACAAGCCTCCAGTGCGTTCAAATGGTAAGGTTCAGCCAAGTAAGACAGCCAAGAACACAAAGATTAAGAACCAAAGAATCAAAGAGCAAACTCTTAATGAAGCTGTGCAAGTTGCAAAAACAAAGAAGAACAGCAGAGCAAGGGTTACTGCAAAGAATACACCAGCAATCAATCAGAACTCAGCCGAATCAGTTAAGGGTAAGAAGCTTAATGATTTGCTTGCCTTGTTTAGAAAGCACAAAGGCACAGAGTATGGTGACCAAATTGGTGTAGAGATTGTAAACAAAATCAAATCTCAGCCAGCACCAGCCAAGCAAGTACGTGTTTCACGTGAAACATTTAAGCTAAGTGGTGATGCTCTTGAGTCAGAACTGTTAGATGCTCTGCATGTAGGCGACAAAGCTAGGGTAGATGAAGCCTATGCTGAAGTCGTACGACGTGCAAACAACAAGCGTGCAAAGTCACAAGGTGGTGCAGCTATACTGAAGCCTAAGTTTAAAAAGGCAAAGATGGCTATTGCCACAGAGATAGCTCACAACAAAGGTGTCATTAGAAACGACGGCATACCTTCTGCTGCTCGTGCTTCTGTAAGAGAGATGTTGTCTTACATCACTCACAGAGACACAGAGATGCAACAGGTCAGTAGAACTATTGCATACAGAATGATGAACATTCTTAACAAGTCATCCTATGGCACTATGCAAAACGCCAACAGAATTACTACAGATATTATGGCTCGTCTCGGAAGAGGAGATTATGCTGTAGTAGGTGACGGTGCATTTGGAAACTACAACCTTCCAGACTTTAAAAATTTCAGAAACACAGTAAGACGATTGGCTACAGCTTTGAACAAAGGCGACGACGTAGACAGCGGTATTACAGAGCTAAACAAAATGGTGATTCGTTCTGGTGCGTTGCCAGAAGACGAAATGAATGTAATCAAGGCTGCTTACGATGCCCTTGATGATTCAGCAAAAGCCCAAGTCATTGCCAAGCATGGAGACAAGTACGAAGGTTACTACTCCATGACTAGAGATGAGATGCTAGCTAATGAATGGTTTGGAGATTCCATATCACGCTACATGAAAGAAGACATTACCCGTGATGACATTCTCGAACTAAGCATATCTGGCGACACACAAAACATAGCTAACATTGCCGTTCTCGACAGAGCAATCGACAGAACCATAGAGTATTCTTCTTACATTGCTAATGGTCAGATTGGTCGACAAGACGTTAAGAACGCTTACAGACGTGTATCCATGTATGGCGACATGTTTGAAGACAATGCTGCTCGTCCACTGGCTGGTTCACTAGAAGGCAAGTATCTTACACACCCAAGTTATGCAGCTGATTATGCACATGACAGCTTCATGTCTATGTCAAAAGACAAGAAGACAAAGATTCTTAGGTTTGTAAAAGGTGGATACGGTTTTGATGAGCCAAACCAAATGCCACTGTTCTTCTATCATGGGACACCACGTGGTAACAAACTAAAGAAAGCAAACAATCCAAACGTGCAAATGCGTCCGTCTGAGATTGGACTGTACGGCCCTGGCATTTACGTAACAGAGAATCCTTTTGTTGCATCACAGATGTACGCAAGGACACCAACGTTCAATGCAATGGTTGATGCGATAGATGAGTCAAACCTTTCAGACGTTATCAAAGAAGATTTGCACTGGGATGCTTACGAGCTAACACAGGTAAGACGTGATATTGGCAAACTAAGACGACAGTATGCGTCTTTGCAGCCAGATGCTTACTTGCAGCGGGAGATTGCAGACGAGAGAGTTCTTGTTAAAGAACAGCTAGACGAACTCATACAGGTTGAGCGTGGTCTAGTAGAAAACATGAAAAAGAATGGCATGGAGTTTGAGTCTGATGTCTTGCCTACAGTTATCAAACTAGATAGCCCAGCAGACTTCAGAGCAACAAGCGTATATCAGTCTGAAGATGACCCGTTCTTGCAAGCTCTCATGGCAAAGTTCAACGAAGAAGACGTCCCAGCAGAGATGATTTCTTCTCTTAGTATGCGAGGTGTAGATGGCAGAGCGTTTGGCCCAAGAACTGGAGAAGACATTTATAACTCTGTTATTGATGCTTTTGTTCGCTTCGGTGGCAGAAGTAAGACAGGCGCTCAAGCAGAATTTAACAATATGTTACAAGAGATGGGATATGATGGTCTCTTAACTACACACAGAAATAGCTTGAATGATGGAGACGAGTTCGTCGAAGCAAACAGAACTTACGGCGCTTCAAGTATTCAACACGAAACAGCTGTTCTCTTTAACTCAAATCAAATTAAACACATCGACGCAGATGAGTTTAATGATATGGAGTATGGCATCTATGCACAAACTACAGGCAACCCAATTCCAAAAGGCGCTGTAGGAAGCATGGCAAGAGGTCTTCAAGACGGAGACTTCAACAGCATAAACGACATTCCTGTTGGTGAGTTTGGAGAGCTACTAGAATCAGCTGGTGGTGACCCGAACTATGTCGGCGCTCTTATGTCTCTTATGAGAAAGAGAACGCTTACACCAGCCGAAGAAGAAACAATTAGAAAGTCTAGCCCTGTTGGTTTCCTTAAATCACAGTCTAACAATCTAAGAGATATGGGTGCTAGGTGGCTGGGTGATTGGTATGAAAACCATTTCCCTAATCTCAACCAACGCTTTGCTGGAATATACTTCCCAATCCAGAAAGCAATGAGAGACTTGCCTGACTCTGACGGAAGCTTGAAAAGGTACTTCAAGAAGTCTGTAAATGTTGGCACAACAGTCACAGACAAGATTGCAGAACAACCAAAGTCTCATACCAAGATTGTAAAAGCATTACGTTACGGGGATGGAAGCCGTCAAGAGACAGCTCTTACCGACCAAGAACGTGTTGTTTACAGACAAATTAGAAATGCTTTCGAGGCAGAAAGACAAGCAATGCTAGATGCTGGCTTGATGGTTGGCTATAGGCAAAACTATTTCCCACAAGTTTGGAACGCAAAAGCCATTGGTAAGGACAGGGATAAGTTCCTCGAAGTTCTACAAAGATACTACAACAAAGACGCACTTCTAAATGGCAGAACACCTACAGACGCAGAGGCAAAAGACTTTGCTGAAGGTGTGATGATGAAGTTAGTAGATGATGAGGACGGTGCAGACGGAACATTTATTCCAGTAAAAGGCACAACAAGGAGCCCAACATTTGACAATGTTGATTACTCAAGGGTTCTTGAGCTTGATAGACCAGAGTTTATTGACGAGCTTCGAGACCTAGAGAAGTATTTAGAGAGCGACCTCGATGCGTTGTTGGTTAAATACTTTGAGGGTAGCTCAAGAAAGATGACGCATGTAGACGAGCTTGGTATCAACAGCCACGCTGTTTACGATTATATGCAAGTAGCTGAAGAGGGCATGCAAGGAATTGCAAAGCTTCTATCAACAAACAAACAGTTTAGGTTTGATAGAAGTGCAACAAACGCATCTGGCATGAGAGAAACATTTACTCTGCAAGACGTAATACGTATGCCGTTTGCAAACAGTGATGCCGAAGCTCTTAAGTTTGCAGAGCAGTTAGTGAATACACATAATGGTGCTGGCGCTCCAGCTGCAAGACAACTTCTCTATGCTGTGGCTCCAATAGACCCACGCACTGGCAAAATGAACCTGACATATAAGAGACGTGCTGATGCAATCGTACATGCTCTTGATGATTTCAAAGGCAAAACAGGAGTGCTGCAACCACAAGATTATGATTTTATCGAACGTTCTTTGAAGCCTGTTATGAAGAAGCCTCTGACAACTATGGGAGGCAAGGCAATACAGTCAGCTTCAAGAGGCGTTAGATTCTTTAATAACATCACGTTGCTTTCATATACAACTCTTACATCTCTTGGTGACCTGATGTTACCAATCATCCGTTCTGGAAGTATGAAGTCTTGGATGAAAGGCATGTACAGCCTGAGAGATGCTGAGATGAGGCAAGCGATTAGAAACACAGGCGTTGCTATGGAGAACATCATTCACGAAAGAATGATTCATCTGTATGGCGCACCTGATGGCAAGGCATCACATGCTTTCTTTAATGCCACGTTGCTCACAGACTGGACTGATATGAACAGACAGATAGCAGCAGCAACTGGTTACAACTATTTCCAAGCAATGCAGACGAAAGCATTTAACAACTTCAAGGAAGGCGTGCCTTACGCACAGCAACCAGCAGCATACAAAACTGCACACAGAGCTTTGAAGATGTATGGTCTTGAGATGTATTTGCCTGGGGCAGAAGTAAATCCAAAATCTCTTGGCGATAAGAACGTCTTGCAAGACAAGCATGTTAAGATGGCTATGATTAGATTCGCTGATGATTCTATCTTCCAGCCTAATGCAGACGACGTACCAATGTGGGCTCAGACACCAATAGGTGCAGTTGTATTCCAGCTCAAGTCATTCCCGCTGATGATGACACGTCTTACAGGACACGTTTTTAAAGAAGCAAACAAGGGAAACTTTGGCCCACTGTTAGCTTTCGCAGCTCTTGGCCCGTCATTTGGTATGGGAACATTAGCAGCAAAAGATATTTTGCAGTCACGTGGTGGCGATGATGGTAGAAGCCCAGAGCTTAGAAAGAGAAACATTCTTAAATCTCTAGGCTATGACAAGAAAGTACACGGAGATGAAGACAACTTCCTTGGCTGGTATGTTGAAGGTTTAATTGTAATGGGTGGTCTTGGTCTTATTGGAGACATGATGCACACAGCAGTTGAACAAGTTGATAACGGAGCTTACGGAAGAGAAAGAATCTGGGGAACATTGCTTGGCCCGACCTTTGGTCTTGGTAACTCAGCACTGAACTTTGCTGGAGGCATATTAGAAGAAGAAGGAACTGGTAAGAAGAGACAGGCAGTCAGAGAAATTGCCAACAGGATACCAGTTGTCGGTGGTAACAGAGCAGCCAAAGAAGCTATCGTTGATGCAGTTGCTGGTGAATCTGATGATGGTTCCAAGTCTTATCTAAGGAGCATCACTAAATAATGTACGAGTACGCCATAAAAGAAATAACCAAAGTAGTTGATGGCGATACTGTCGACATGGTGATAGACCTTGGCTTTAGCCTTACAAAGAAAGAACGTGTACGTCTTGCTGGTATCGACGCACCAGAAAGCAGAACACGTGACCTCGAAGAAAAGCAGATGGGACTCGAAGCAAAAGCATTTCTTACAAGACGTCTTGCTGACGGCGAACCTTCAGGACTCAGAGTGAAGACAGAAAAAGACGGCAAGTATGGTAGAATGTTGGGGTGGATTTACATAGGACAGACGAACTTAAACGAAGAGATGGTCTATCGTGGTTACGCCTGGGAGTATGACGGAGGCAAAAAAACAAAAAGCCTAGACGAACTGAAGGCAAAACGATGACTCAAAAAAAACTACAAGTAAAATCTAAGTATGCAGAATATGATGAAGATGGTGATGGCATTGTGAGTGACGAAGAACTTGCTCACGTAAAAACCATAAAAGAAACCGAGACAAGTTTACGGAAAAATTTAGCACAGTTACGCATGGCTAGGTTCACACTGATTGCTATGGGTGCGTTTACTCTTGCTATGTTTTTCGTACCAATAGAGCGAGTACAAGCTCTAGCGGATATTAGCAACCTATTCTATATATCAGGCGCTGGAATAGTCGGCGCATATATGGGAACAACAGCATGGATGAGTAGAAAATGATACAAGCATTGATAGGCCCGATAACAGGGCTACTAGATAAATTTATACCTGACGCAGACGAGAAGGCAAGAATCGCCCACGAGTTGGCAACGATGTCTGAGAAACATGCCCAAGAATTGGCACTCGCTCAAATAGAAGTAAACAAAGCTGAAGCAGCATCTGGGTCATTGTTCAAGGGCGGTTGGCGACCAGCAGTTGGCTGGACATGTGCGTTTGCTTTCCTATACCACTTTATAATTAAAGACTTAATTGTGTTTGCCTGTGCAATAGCTGGCGTAGAAATACCAGAGCTACCAGAATTTGACATGGGTACACTTTTAACTGTCCTCGGTGGCATGCTCGGAATCGGAGGACTCAGGACATACGAAAAGCAAAAAGGATTAACTAAATGACATTTAAATTATCAGAGCGAAGCCTCGGCAAGCTTGAAGGCGTGAATGACAACATGAAACTTGTTGTTATGAAAGCCATAACCCTTACGAAAATTGACTTCGGAGTTATTTGTGGTCTGCGAACTCAAGAAGAACAAGAGGAGCTGGTAGCAAAAGGTGCATCCAAGACGATGAAATCACGCCACCTTACTGGTGATGCCGTAGACTTGATGTGTTACCTTGGCTCAAGGGGTTCCTGGGAATTGAATCTGTACGACGACGTTGCAGACGCAATGAAACAAGCAGCCCAAGACGAAGGAGTTGGAATCCGTTGGGGTGCTGCCTGGCAGATACCAGACATTCGTGAATGGGATGGAACAATGGAAGAAGCTATGAACGCTTACATAGACTTACGTAGGTCTGAGGGCAGACGTCCTTTCATTGACGCTCCACACTTTGAACTCAGCGAATAACAGGTTAGCAAACAAACTACTTATTATTATTGTCTTGGTCTGTTGGATACTTGATGACCCTTCTGCATTGCTTCTTCTGTACAATGGGGTCTCTCTTTTGTTCGAGCAAGTTAGCCATAACTAAACAACTTGCATGGCTAGTAAACTCTAGTCTTTTTAGTTTTACTTCTGATGACTCAACGTCTGGAACAATCAGCAACCACAAGCTATAAACAATTACTTCCTTCATTTGAAAGACCTATACTCAACAGTCTTGTTCAAATCTCTGGCTACCTTTATACCTTCTTTCATTCCTTTGGTTATACCTCTGTCTGTATAGACAACAACGTAGTCTGCAACCTCGTACCACTTAAATGCAGCTTCCAATCCTATTCGTCTTTCTGATTCCACATCTTCGTCTAGCACTTGCGTGTAGAGTAGATGAGATAAAAAAGGGCTCTCGCCCTTTTTTAATGAATCAAGCATACACTTACGTGCGAACTCTTTATTTTTTTTTCGGTCTGCCTCGTTTAGCCCTTTGTACGGGCTCTCTATTATTACTTTCATTTGTTATTTCTCCTCCAATAGCTCCATAAGCACACAAGTCCACCCACGAATCTGCATGCTCTGGTGTTTTTATAAGCCGTGAAATCTTCAAGCCAATCATACACATAACAACTTGTTCAGCTGTAATCTGCTTGCCAAGAATTACAGACCAAATCTTAGCAATGTCTTCGTGGTTCTTCTTTGCTGGCCCATACACCTTGGCTCTGTCACTATTGATAAGCTGGTCTGCTGTACCCAAAAAGGATGTGCGATTAAATTTCTTATTCATTTTTCATTCTCATCTTTATCAGTTGTATCTGTGCTTCAAGTTCTCTCTTCTTGTGGTTAAGTTCCACAGTCTCTTTGCGAAGATGCTTGCGTTTGTCATTGGCTTTTGCAAAGTCATCCTTCTCAAGATTACTTCTTGCAATGCGTTCTAGTATAGAGTTGATTTCGTTCTCGTTATGCTCGATGTCTTTCATAACTTCGGAACGTTCTTTGTGTAACGTTACAAATTTATTTTCCAACTCTTCGTACTTCATGTCAGCTTCCCTTCGGCAACGGTTCATAAAGCTCGTAAAAGTTACACAGTTCTCTGGCACTTCGTCCGTGTTTCTGGCAATGCCAGTCACCATCCGACTTGGCGATTGCAAACTTACACGTCGTGCATGATTTGGGAACATCAATTTGCCCCCAACACGCACCCCTTTTAAAACACCCTCGGCATCTCCAATCTGTTTCGTCATTGCTAATCTTCCTCGCTTTGTTAAGTAAAACCCTCTCAATCCGTTCTTTGATAAACATAAATTCAAGGTCATCATAATCCACAATCTCAGAATGGTATTCGCTAGTATTCTTATTGATTGCTATAAAAAAAGATGTACGCATTTGCGACATCCCCATCATCATTTGTAGCTGTGAATAATATCTTGGATGTGATTTCTTCACGCCTTCCTTTTGAAACTTTTTCCATGAAGCATCGTTCATGCTTTTTATTTCGAGAACATGTAAGTCTTCTTTGCTCTCGTCTAGCTGGATATGTCCGTCCATGTGACAGACGACGTGACCACCTAGCTCTTCGTAAGTATGTTGTTTGCCAGTCAGTCCGTCTTTTTCCCAAACTCTGACATCTGCTTTTACTTTTAAATCTCTAACGACTTCGTCTTCGAGAATGTGACCAAGCCTAAATATTCTTTTGAGTCTTGGTGTTGGTGGATTGTTTGGAAACCCACGCAGACTAAATGCTATCTCGGCATCACAAGCCGTGCCAATCATAGATGCACCGATATAATCTCTGGCTTTCTCTTTTGGCTCTTTCTCGTAACCCTCGTCTATTGCTTCTATTATTTTTTGTGCTTCGACCATATTAAAACCTGTATAAAAAAAGAAGGAGTGGGGAGGATTTCCACTCCTTCTTTGCTAGCGACTAAAACGGGATTTCGTCGTCTAAGTCTTTGTCATCTGCGGGAGGGTCAGACTTGTCAGACTTAGCGTCTGCCTTAGTAGGCATAAACGACTTGACCTCTGAACTCTGTCTTTGCACCCCATCGTCACCAGTCCAAGGCTTCCCTAAACCGACTCTGATTTTACATTGCAATCCTTTCAGAGACGCAACATCCCCAGGCTTGTCAGGTGTTGAGTGTCCAGCACAGACGAGAAAAGATTTTAACTGTCTGAGGGCAATCTCTTGTGCCTGACTGCTGGTGTGCTTGATGTTCAAGTTCACCCTTATATCACCTTGACCATCGACATCATCGAAGTCAAGAACCAATTTACGATTGTTGGTAGCACCAACGGGTTCAATGGATGCGTTCTTACATTCCACTGTATACACACCTTGTTGTAGGCGTGTGCTTCCTGACCCTTCTTCAACAGAAGACAAGTCAAGATTAGTAAAGTTCCAATCACTCATACTATTTCTCCTCGGCTGTAGCCATTCTTGTTAATAATTCAGTGACGTCATCCACTTGTTCAAATGGTTTCAGTACACCCTTTGGGTCTCTGGTCTTGCCATGCCACCCACTCACTTCGTCCGTAACGATATATCTCTTTACCTTTGGCAAACCTTTATCGTTTGTCTCTGTCCGCCTCACACCACATAAGACGTGGTCAAACAAAGCTGGAACTTGTTTCGCAACAGAAGCTCCTTTCACCATAGGCCAATAATGAGTTACATCATTAGCGTCCTTCTCCTCCTTCGCCAAACACGTTACGTAGACATGCAAAGGCAAGTCACGTATCCACTTCAAGGCTCCAATCATAATCCGTGAATTGTCACCATATAGTTTGAAGTTGTTGTTATCTCCCTGATGCTCGGCTTCGAGATGCTCCATCAACCTATCTGACATCTCTGTCAAACTATCAATGGCTATCCACTTATAACCTTGCTTGGCAAACTCTGGGTCTGCAATCATCTTCATAATACCACGGAAGCTGTACTTGCCGTTCTCAGGGTCATGCCCCTTGTCCCATGAAGTAAACGGAACATAATCAATGTCCACGTCTTCGATTGATTTCAGACCAGCCTCACCTGATAAGATGAGTCCTTTTCCATATCGAGATTGATAGAACCTACACTGATAGGTCTTACCAAACCCATGATGTGCATAAAGCAGAACCTTTGTAGGCCCGTCTTGCATTATGTCTTTTGTACTAAACGTCTTGAACATGTTTCACTACCCTCACTTTCGGTTTGTCAAGATTGCGTGTTAGGCAATACTTGATTTCGTTTTGTGTTTCCAAAGGCATTTTTGTAAACGCCCTTTTATCTATGCTGAGATTACGCTTCACATAATGAGGCAGAGGTTTCTGCTCAAAATGTTTTTCCAAAGCGTCCTTATCCCAAGACCATCTCTCAGTGCGAGAAACAATGACCTCATACAATCCAAGTTCTTTGGACTGTGAGCCTGACTCTTCTGGAAATAATCTGGAGATGTCTCCCTCTAGCACAGATATTTTTTCTTCGAGGGTTATCTTCTCAAGGTTTAGTTTATACAGCTCGGCAGACATTTCTTCCAATCGCTGTGTCGTTTTAGATGCGACAACATCTTTGCGTGTTTTATCAAACACGTCCCAACTATCAGTCATACGACCTCCTATTTTAATGCGTCATCAGCAATTTATATGAATGATGACTTGATTAATAATATAGGTGTAGTATAAATTATACATTAATGCAAGTCAAAAGGAGAACAAAATGCGACTTAACATCGAGAAGCTCATCACCGATTTAGGTGGGGCGTCTTCGGTGGCTAAGATAACTGGCGTGGTTCGTACTGCCCCATACGGCTGGATGAAACGACGCTATATAAGTAGCCAAGTTCTTGAGAAAATAAAGGAGCATGCTCCAGACATTGACTTTAACGATTACTTTGAGGAAGACGAACATGAACGAAAAACTGGCAGCAGCCCTGGATTATCTTGAGAGAGGTTGGTCTGTAATACCAATCAAACCAGACGCTAAAAGACCCGCTATAAAGTGGAGACAATATCAAGACGAGCCACCAACAGAAAAAGAAGTAGAACAATGGTGGTCACAGTGGCCTGACTATGACATTGCAATCATAACAGGCGAGGTAAGTGGAGTTGTTGTTGTCGATTGTGACAATGACGAAGCGTACAAACAGGCAATAAACACAGGCATGCGCTCGGCTTTTACAGTCAAGACGAAGAGAGGAGTGCATTTATATTTCGAGCATCCCAAAGACGGCGTTCGTCGTGGGCCTCGTGCTGGCGTAAACAGCACGGGCTCCGACTGGCCTCGTATAAATGGGTTAGACTTTAGAGGCGACGGCTCCTATGCGTTGTTACCTCCAAGTAAAAACTACAGTTGGGAAATAGGTATGGGTTTGGACTGGGACGACCTTCCAACTTGGAAGGATTGGAAACCAGTCTTACCATCTATGGACGGCAAAGACTTTGAGTTCTCAGAGCTAGACTTGTCGTCTGTTATGCCGTTAGACCCAGACGAATTTATATCTGAGTGGGATAGGACTGCCAAATATGTCCGTGAGTCTTTTCCAAACTCGTTGAAGATTCCGTCTGGTCTTGGCAACGGACGCAACGAACGTGTGATGCGTTACATATCTGAATCAATACTTGAGGGTTTCTGGGGTCACGATTTACGTCTTCGTGGCTTTGCATTTATGAATGAGTTTTTTGAAGAGCCCTTATCAGAACGTGAGTTCGAGGCAACTGTTCTATCTATGGAGCAATCAGAACGACGTAATCATCCTGACAGATTCGATGAGAAGGGTGACTATATATATAAGCCTTACATAAATGCCAACCAACCAGTCGAAGCTAGGTCACGCAGACTTATACAAATGAAGGATGCAGACCAGCTGTTACAAGAAGCTGATGCAAAGACGTATCTGATAGAACCTTGGCTTCCAAGCAACACGATTGTGCAAGTGTTTGGATACAGTGGTCACGGCAAGTCGTTGTTTGTGCAACACGCAATGGGAGCTTTGGCTGCTGGCAACAAATACTTTGGCCCTTTCGAGATAGGCAAACCAGCACGTGTCTTGTACATGGACTTCGAGATGGGCATGGCTACCATCGCAAGACGATTGATTGACTTGAAATCAATACACTCTGATACAGCTGACAGACTCAACATCTGGACTCCGTTTATTGATAAGAAAGAAATCAATCTGCACAACAGAGATGGTTTACAGGAACTACAAGGTTGGATTGAGTTCTCTGACCCAGACGTTGTCGTCATTGATACACTGCGAACAGCTTACCCAGGCTTACAAGAGAACAGTTCAGACGAATGGTCAAAGGTAAACCAGCTCGCAGTCAAGCTCAGAAACTCTGGCTTGTCCGTGATACTTATACATCACAGCAACAAACCAAGTGACAGCGGTATCGGAAGAGAAGCTGGCTCAACGAATCAGCTTACAACTTTGGAAACACAGATACGTGTAGCACAAGTATTCCAAGACGAAGATACAGCGAAACAAAATGCTGCGTTGTATGATGGCAACTACGACCAACCTGTTTGGCCCTTGCTGCAAGGGAGTTTGCCTGAGAACTTTCGTCTGTACATGGTGATGGAAGTTCGATACGGAAAGGTTCGTGAGTGGACAGACCTTCACGATAGAGTTCAGTGGCTAGGATTTTCTGCAAACGATATTACTGGCGAGAAGCGTATTGTCTCTAGCAAATCTACAAAACAAAAAGCAAAAGAGATGGCTCTGAACGGACTAGATGCCGAGCATATAGCTGACAAGCTAGGCAAGCCCCTTACTTTGGTTCGTCTTTGGTTGGAGTTATCGAAATAACTTTTGCCCCAGGGAAGTGCTTTCTAACCTCGTCTACTATCTTGGCGACTTCTGGATAGCGCTTCCTATTTTCCTCTCGTGTATTCTTCCAAGAGTTATATTTATCTTCGAGTTCTTTTTGTCTTCGTGTTATTTTTTTCATGTATTGTAGATGATACAACGACCAAACTTAGCTAATAACGCCATAAGTCAAAAGGCGTGGTTTACAACCACGCCTTTTCAAGACTAAACGTTTAGTCGTTGTATCACTTTTGACTGGATAAATCAACACCTAGAAAAAAATTTCTTGTAAATATTTTTTATTAGTATTAAATGTTATACTATACATGGAAAAAGGAGCAGTGATATATGCCAAGAAACATTCGAGTCTCGGACTCGGACTTATCTTGGCTTCGTCAAAACCATAGAATTAAAACTTACTCTGACATGGCACAACACCTTAATTGTTGTGTCGATACCTTGAAAAGAATACTTGTGAGGGAAGGCTTGCAAGAGTTCGATGGGGCCAAGTATCAGGTTCGCCGTGACTTCCAAGGAAAAACGTGGACTAGGCCGTGCATGAAATGTAGAGATACGACAGAGCGACCAAAGAATTGGTTTTTTTGTAAGTCTTGTCGTAAAGATTTGGGGTACGAAGATTGAGTAAGCAAAAGAAAAAAGGCGACGACTACGAAAGAGAGTTAGCCAAATACATTAATCAAGAAACAGGACTGAAGACAGCACATAGAGCCCCACTATCTGGTGGTGGTTACGTAGACATGTCAGGTGGTGCAGACGTTCTTGGTGTCCCAGGGATATTCATAGAAGCTAAACGTGTTGAACGTCTGAACTTCCACGAAGCCCTGAGACAAGCGGAACGTAACATAGGAAAAACAAATGCGCCAGAAGTTCCTGTCGTAATTAATAGAAAAAATAGAATGAAGACAGGCGAAAGCCTGTGTCTTATAAGGCTAGACGACTTTCTAAAATTTTATTGCAGCTACCTGAGAGAAACAGGTTCAGTGAAATTTAACAACAGATAGGACGACTTGCACCGTTTCTTTCTGTAGTCTTTGTATAAACAGAGATTGGTAAAGTCATGGCACGTAAAAAGAAAAACGTTAGTCTATCTGTAAAAAGAGGTGAGAAGAAACCGACCAGCCAAGGGGCTGGTCTCACAGCTAAAGGCAGACGTAAATATAACAGAGCTACGGGCTCTAACCTGAAAGCCCCACAACCAGGGGGTGGTAAACGTAAAAAATCTTACTGTGCAAGGTCTGCTGGTCAGATGAAAATGCACAACATCAGTTGTAAGAAGACACCAAAGAAAAGAATTTGCGCAGCCAGACGTCGTTGGAAATGCTAATGGCAGACGACTGGGAAGAATACTCAAGTTTGATTGCAGCTGAGATACAAGCGTGGTCAAACGAAGTCTTGGAAAAACCAACACCACTGTTTGCAGACATGCCACCATGTCCTTTTGCAAGGAAAGCTTGGATGGATGGACACGTTGTCGTACATGTCACAGACCATCTGGCTCCAGTAATCAACATTAAAAGTCACGAGCTGTTACCAACAGACGAAACTGTACATGTCGTAGCGTGGACAGGCTGGGAAGACTTGACTCAACAAGAGTTCGAGGCGTGGCTAGACGAACAAAACAAAAACCATTTCGGCATTTGGCTTATGGGTTTTCACCCAGACGCCGAACACAACCCCAACATTCCTGAGTTCGATGGTCTTGTTGAGGACGACTACGCACTAATTTTAGTGCAATCATTAAGTAAACTTGTTCAAGCATCTGATAAGTTGAGGAAGACAAGTTACTACGAAAAGTTTAAGATAGAAGACATCAAGTATATTAACAACCGCAAGGAGGTATGCAATGCGTGGAATGAAAAAGTCAATGAAGAAGCCTATGCCCAAGAAGAAAGCTATGGCATCAAAAAAAGGCTCCTCAATGAAGAAGAAAAAGTCCATTAGGAGAGCATAAATGATTAAGAAAAACCGAGGTGTAATCTTCGGAACACGTGGCAAGACGCCAGGGATGCAGTCGATGAAGGTTGGTGGTAGAAGCATCAACCCTTATCGTGCAATGTCCATGATGCCTAGCCAGTTCGGAAGAACAACTACAGGAGTAAAGCCTATCTTCGGTGGTCGTGGTCGTTCCCTCAGACGTAGGTAAAGACTGTGGCTAGCATCGGTAGGAAGGTAAAGTCTGTTGCTAACAAAACGCAAACAGGCAAAATGAAACACGCAAATTGTCCTTGCGTGTTAGCAAGAGGTAACAATGGCAAGAAAGTCAACGTCAAAAAAGCGTAAGTCATCTGGCAAGAAAGACGCTTGTTACCACAAGGTTAAGTCACGCTACTCAGTTTGGCCTAGCGCTTATGCAAGTGGAGCGTTGGTTAAATGTAGACGTGTAGGTGCAAAGAACTGGGGTAAGAAGAGTGGCTCGAAGCGAAAGTCTGCATAAATGGTTCAGCCGAAACAAAGGCAAAGGTTGGATAGACTGCAAGACTGGAAAGCCTTGTGGTCGTAAGTCGGCGAAGGGGAAATCCAAGAGGCCTTACCCAGCTTGCAGACCGACGAAGGCTCAATGCACGTCTGCCAGTAGAAAGAAGAAAGGGCCAGCACGTATCAGCTGGAAGAAAGGTAAGAAGAAATGAGGGGAATGAACAAAGGAATGAAGAAAGGAAAGGGCTTAACTAAAAAGCAAAAGATGATTGCTGGTATGGCTCCTCCCTTTGACAAGATAACAGGCGCAGACTTCAAGAAGCTTAAGCAGAAGAAGAAGCGCACGAGAACAGCTTGATTTGCCACGAATGTGGGGGCTCTACAAAAGTATTAGACAGTCGTTCCAAAGACGGAAGCATAAGACGCAAGAGAACATGCACGAATTGCACTACGAGTTTTTGGACATTGGAAGTATTAGAGACCTCCTTGCACACAGAGAAAGATTGTACGTCAGAGAAGAACGTTTCTCAGACGAAAACAAAAGCACCACCAAAAACAAGAATGACAAATCTGTCATTCTCTAAACTCAATAACACATCTTACATGTACGACGTCGACAGCTTGTCAGACGAAGAGCTGGAAAGACAGGTGATGTCTGGCAACGTACGGTTTGACGAAGACGAACTATAGGACGACACTTCTTACTCCCGTAGCTATTTTATAAGAGGGTGTTAAGGAGGTTAAGTTGGAACCAATTACAATAGCAGTCGCAGCTTTTAACGGAATCAAAGCTGGCGTGGCTGCTGGAAAAGAAATTTCGTCTTTGGCTAAAGACATCGGCAAGATGTTCGATGCGATTGATAGTGTCAAACAAGAACACAACGATGAAAAGAACAAACCTTTTCAGTCTGCAAACGAAGAAGCATTACAAACTTTCATTAACAAGAAGCAAGCCGAAGACCTTGAAGACAACTTGCGACAGATAATTACTGCAACAAGAGGCCCATCTGCATGGCAAGAACTAATACGTATGCGTGTCGAGGTTAGAAAACGAAGACAAGAAGAAGCAGAAGCTAGGATAAGACGACGACGAGAAATAATCGAAGCTTTAGCAACTTGGTTCTTCGTTATACTTCTAGTCGTCGCAATCGGTGGGTTCGGTATTCTTCTTTTGGCTAAATACTTAGGCAGAATCTAATAACAATACTGCCCAATGCTCAAGATATTGAGGGGCTTTTGGCCCCTCAATATAATTGCGTCCATCTTTTTCAATGAACCCAATGTATATAAGTGTGTGAAGATAACGTGATACACTGTGTTGTGTAACACCTATGGCTTCAGCTATCTCCTTTTGCCGATTCACTGGTGTCGTCGACTGGCGGAGGTGCTTTAGAATTTTCACTGCCATCACTTTCTGGTTGTGCGTTAGTCGGTGCATCTTTGTCCTCTACTCTGTTAATCGTTGCAAATAACCATCGTGTATTCAGTATAGAATTTTTCATAAAGTCTACGACTGTCATCGCCCCATCTTTATTGAAGACGTTTTGTGTGAACGTCATCTCCAGACCAACGAACTGGTCGTCGTTCTTTACCATCCAAACGTCTGCGACCTTCACAAACTCTGGCTGTTTAGTTTTTTCTGCCATGTTACTCTCCTTCAAGTAAGTTGATTGTTGTTTCTAAGTGTGTCGGTGCGAGGTGCGAATACCTCATCACCATTGCTAGAGACGAATGTCCAAGCAAGTCTGCAACTGCTCGAAGAGATGCCCCCTTTTGCACCAAGTGACTAGCGAACGTATGTCTACAGTCATGTGGTGTAAAATCTTTTATGCCAGCAACATTGCAAGCGTTGTAAAAGCTATCGTAAAACTTAGCTCTTACCCACTGGCTTCCATCTGGCTGAGTGAAAACGAAATCGGCGTCGTCGTCGACTGTCAGAATTTTAGATACTCTGGCCCCCAGCGGAACAGCTCGAACCTTTTTCCGTTTCGTCTTGCCTTTTCTGCTGGTGAACAATGCCGAGCCCCTGTGGATATCCTGTGGACGAAGTGCGAAAGCCTCGCCAATCCTCGCCCCCGTGTAGAATAAAAAGGTTACGACGTCTTTGATTGTGCTATCGCAACAGTCAATCAAGTGGTCTCGCTCGCTCTCGGTCAACCAACGCAAGCGACTATCGTCCACGTTCGGACGCACAATAGTTATGTTTGGTACATCCCACCCCATACTTTCTGCATGCGATAGCATGGCTTTGATACTGTTCAACTCTCTCGCCACAGTGTTCGGCTTGTTTCCACGGCTCGTGACGTGGTGCATAATCTGCTCCAACGTCAACGCATGCAATGGAACATGCCCAAGTGCAGACGAAAAAAGTCGCATGATTGTTTGGTCGGTAGTCCCAGGAGAGTTTGGTCGTCCCAGGAACGCATCCGCTGCGTCAGCTGCAAGTCGTCTTGATTTCGTCTTGACCTCTCCCGCTGCGACTGCTGCGTAAGTTTTTGTGAGTTCGTCTTTGGCTTTGGATTTCTGGCTCTTGTGGAGGCCCGTGGATTTCCGTACTCGGATGGGTCTTCCGTCTTGTATGACAGTGCCAGTTATCTGCCATACGTCTTTGCGTAAAGTTAAGTTAAGTGTCATGTTGTACTCCCTTGTATAACCCTCACACTATAATATAGTATAACAGATTATACAAGGGAATAAGTTTAGCTACGCATCCACTGGAAGTTCAGTTGTTGGCAACTTGTTAAAGTCTTTCACGTCCATGTCCAACCAAAAGGTTCCATTTTCGTAGCCAACCTCTGCACGTACCTCGATGTCATTGTGAGGGAAGTGCATGCCGATGGGGTACTTGACCCCATCTTTCAAGTTTTTATACGCTCGTGTGTAAATCGAACGATTTTTCTTGAGCCTTATGGCTTTGTTGTTGAGACGCACGATGTCGTCTTTAGTCATGTATGTAACTTTTTTTGTCATGTTTTCCTCCTATGTTAGACGTTTAGTTACTTCGGCGTGTACGTCTGCGTACACTGCCGACTCTACAATGACGGATAGTCCGTCGATTGTCTTCGTGTCAGAACCCACAGTTATGTCTACACTCGAACCATCTTGACGTTCGCATAGATGATAATACTTTGGGTTCTTGCATCCAATCATGCACAAAGCACCATTGCCAAGGTCTTTCTCGACGTCATTGACCCAACCTCCGACAACTGCAAAGATACCTTTCTTGCTTGTGTCAAGGCTATCAACTGCCTTAATCCAATACGGACGAAAGTTACCTCGACCTTTCTTCTTTGGCTTGGACGTAGAGCCACCGACCATTGAGTCCATTTCAGATTCGGTCAGCACTCCGTCATCCACCACACGCTTACCAATCGCAGTAATCAGTTCACGTTTCTCGTCTGTACTCATGGCTGAGTACAACTCCATGATTGTCTCAATCAGTTTCATTGTCTTCCTCCTCCCACTTCTTGAGCAAGTCCTCTGCAACTGCACGATGCAGAGAACCTTTCTTGTTTTCGATATACTTCAAAGCTTGCTCGTTGGTCATGCCGTAATCGTTCAGGCATGTGTACAACATGGTATCCACTTCGGGCATTACAGCGTTTGCTATCTTACTCATGCTTTGCCCCCACTTTGAAAGAGATGTCACAATACTCGCCAGTCTCTTCGTCTAGGTAGAAGAAGTCTTTGGCTAGCATGTTGGCAATCTTCTGCCTCACGATGTTCGGTGCTTGCGAGCCCTTGTAGATAAACCCACCGCCCTCGGCTACGTCTGCAAAGTAACGAGACATGGTAGCGATAATCTCTCGCCAATCATGTGGGTCATAGAACGCTTTGCCCTTGTCGACCTTGGGTGCTTTTCTCATTTCGAGAAGTGTGTGCTGAACCACTGGCTTTGAATACGCAGACGGCGTCTTCGCAACTGGGTTCGCAGTCTCCCATGCTGACTTGGTTGTCGCCCTCGTATACACTGTCGTCTTGCGTGTAGACTTCTTCTTCGCCTTGGCTTTGGGGTTGCCACCTACAAAGGTTGCGATGTCATCCTCAATGACCAATGGCTTTTCTTCTTGCAAGCCATAGTCGGCTAGCTTTTTATCAACGATTGTTTTCTTTATGTCTGAACTCATAGTCCACCTCCATACATATTTGTTTGATTGCATTGTAATTCGTCGACCTCACACGTTGGTCAACAACTCTATGGGCAACCTCCAACCAAAACTTGGTATGCCAACCACGTTTCGGAAAGAGGCTGAACCATTCCGTACGTACCACTGTGGTACGTTTCCGTTTACCTCGACGCATTGAGCAATAGAGAATTGTCAACAACAAACCTCTCTCCCAATAGGATACGTGCAAGGTTATCCATGCCAGCATGTGCAAGCGTCTCCACCGAATCCACAACTGTGTACTTCGGATAGTATCTCTTCACACTGTCTGTCTGAATACCGATGCCAAGACACTCGATGTCTTCGGCAACCAACTGATTGACGGCATCTCGGCAATGTTGGTCGAGAGCATGAGCGTCGCCACTCGCACAAGGCATGCCGTCTGACAAGACGAACATAATCTTTCGACGCTCACTCCTTGGCTTGATTCTGTCTCTCGCATACAAGATTGCCTCGCCGTCTGAATTGTTGCCACCCGCCATGTCTGCGATTTTACTGAGCGAACCCTTTGCCTCGTACAGACGTTCTTCAAATGCCTTGAAGATGTACATGTCTAGGGGCTCGTATCTGCTGAAACTACCAGTGCTTTCGGCTCTGATGGAATGACGAGTACCGCTCTTGTGACTGGTTCGATTGTTGAAACCCAACACCTCGTACTTGATAGATGTTCGGTCAATCGCCTCAATCATGGCAATAGCACACTGCATTGCAACGTAGGCTCTGTGGCTTGCCATCGAACCCGATAGGTCAATCAAGAACGTGACGGCAGTATCCAAGTCTTGTCTCTCGGTACGCAACTTGAACACGTTGGGCTTGCTGTTGTATGCACCAACAAAACGTCTGCTATCGAGACGACCTTGCTCCTTGGCATAATCCCAATCTCGGTTCTCACGAGCAAGCAATGCACGTTCAAGTTTTCGTCGCATGACATTGACATCGCCAGCCATGCCAGCAACTTGCTTGTCATACTCGTCTGCCGTACCCTTTGCCATCCATCTGCCAAGCGTCTGACGTGAGCCATACTTGGTTGGCTCGTCAAGTCTGTGATGCCACTTGTCACTGGCAGTAGACAACGGACGATACGAACCACGACCTCCCTCAAGCAACTCGGTTGTCTTGCGTAGTTCCTTGACCACACATTGTCTGACGTCGAATTGTTCGTAGACCTCTACGTCTTCGATGTCTTCGGCTTTCGTCTCCGTGGGAGCATCACCACGTTCTCCGCCTCCATATTCGTTGCCGTGTTTGTGTCCGTCGTCTGGCTCGCTTTTCTCTCCACCACTCGAAGGGTTGTCGCTTTCGCTCCCATCTCCGTCAGACCCCTCATCAGCAGACCCATCGCCTTTCTCCTCTGATGGGGCTCGACCATCATCTCCACTCGTAGGTTTATCCCCTTTCGTAGCTCGACCATAAGGCTTATCAGTTTCTTCATTGGCATCTGCCTCCTCTCGTAGTTCACGTTCGATAGTTCGTGCAAGGTCAACAATGTCCTTGCTGTTTCTGCATGCGTCGATAGCCTTGACCCACACTGGCAACTTCTTGCGAAGATTGTCACTGCATACGTCAAGACATTCAGCACACGTCTCGCCACCATATCCCTTGCGACCTTCCCAAGTGATGGCAACTGGTGCGAGGAATCTGTCGTCTTTCAATCGCTTGTCCGTCTTGGGTATGTTGTCAAGGAACTCTCGATTGACCGCAGACGTAGTTGCTCGCAAGTTTTTCTCACTCCCAGGGTAATCACGCATGACTCGTCTCTCCAACCACACGTCTTCGAGACCATTGGCTAGTGACTTGAGCAATACGTTGTTTTCTCTCGCACACTCATTGAAGAACGAACGAAGAGCCTTGAAGTTCGTGTGCTTGACGTGACCACTCTCATGGTCAACGTAGCCACGAATGACCTCGGCAGTGGCATCATCAACCTCTGCATTGTGGTCAATAGACGGCAGATAGATGGTCGAACCATCCGTCGCCGCTCCATCGCCTTGGAACACGACGGACACGTCTTGCTTTCTACCGAATACGGATGAGGTCTTTTGAACCTCGTGTGTGAATAAATCTCCTCTCATGTTTACCTCCCTAGTTGAAGATTCTGTCTACGATACCATTCAACACGGCTCTGTCTTGAGCCGAGCATCTGTCGAGAACAACTGTCTCGATGGCTTGTCGTACACCGAGTTTGTTGTCTCCACTTGGCATCAGTGAAGTGAATGTGTGGATAGCATTGGCTAGTGCAATGTAACCACGTGGCGAAATAGGTTGCATGACCTTGGACGTCGTGAACGCATTGATATGCTCGGTCACGTACTTGCTGACCTTGTTGACCATTGCTTTGTCCAAGCTTGGCACGGAAGACTTGATAAGTTCCTCACGTTGCTTGGCGTCCATGTACTCGACGTGAATCCAAACCTTGAATCGGTCAAGCAATGCCATGCTCTGTGGTCTTGCACCTTGGTACATGCCGAACTCGTCGCCTTGACCAACTGTGTTGCCAGTCGCAAACATACGGAACATTGCATGTGGCTTGACAAGACGACCGCCATCCTCGGTAAGCAACAAGCCGTTGCCCTCGAAGGCTCTCTGCATCACGTAGGCAATGTCAGGTCTGATGAAGTCCAACTCGTCAAAGCAACCAATCGTAGGACTTGCCATCATCTGTGGCAGTATGCCGTCCACGAACTTGGAAATCGTAGCCTCGCCGTCCTTGGTCAAGACGTCACGACCAACCAAGTCCATACGTGTAATCTCACTGTCGAAGTTGACACGTGCAAAGGGCCAACGCAGACGAGCAGCCACTTGCTCGATAAGTGTCGTCTTGCCCGAACCAGTGTGACCATGCAAGTAGCAAGGCTGATTGGTAATCAACGCATACAGAACTCTGAACAAACTCATTGGTCTGAACACGTAGTTGGTGTCAATCTCTGGCACGTGAGGATGGTCGCCATCCCATTCCCAACATGGAACGTCGAAGTCGAAACTGTCGAGCCCCTTGCCAGTGATACCGAACAACGCATGAGCCTTGGCAACCTTGACCTTGCCACTCGGAATCGTGCCGTCGCCTTTGACCTCGGAGGTCGTAGGGGCAACAATCGTGGCTGATGACTTGCGAAGACGAACAATGTCGTCACTCATCTTCTGCATGGTGTCAATCATGTCCGAAATCTTGGGCAAGCCGTTGGATGTCAAAGCAAGGTCAATCAGTGCAGACGCATCAGCGTTCGGTGCTTTCGGTATTGGCACGGCACTGTCCTCGTCTTTCTTCTGCGTAGCAAGAATGTGCTTGGTCAAAGCATTGCTTTTGCTCGTGTGGTCTGGTTCGGGTACGTCTGTGCGACTCTCAAGCAAGTTCGGCATTGGCTTGAGCCTCTCGGTGTCGCCGAAGATGTTGTGCAAGGCTTGCATTGCATCCTCGCTTGTCCATCCCTCGTTCAAGACCAAGTCGTCGTGTACGTTGCACAGTTCTTCGAGTCCATAGTCCTCGACGTTAGTGGATACTTCACTCATGGGTTCCTCCTCGGTTGTTGTAGTGAAAGCAGATAGTCGGCACTCTTCGTACGCTTTGTCGTCAAACGTACGTGGTCGTCCGAATATGTAGCCAGTTTTGGATTTGCTACTTGTCGTAGGGTAGCCTTCGTGATTTGGTTTACGGATAGCATCAAGCACTGCGTTTGAGCTGACCTTGCCAACAATGATGCCAACCATTGTCTCGACGTCTAGGCTGTCACGTAAGCCAGTGTAAGTTGGTCTTGGGTTGATTTGCTCAACGCCGTCGCCAACGATAGGACTATCGCCGAAAGCGTATACGATTTCTGCTGTATCCCATGTTTCGAGAAATGGTGTAACCAAGTCACGAATCATTTTTCGTCTTTGCGTGAAGTCTCCCTCACGAAGAGCGTCTTGAAGTGTCGTCATATTTACCTCGTGTAATGTTAAAGTTGAAAGTAAAACGAGGAGCAGATTCCGAAGAATTTGCCCCTCGATATAAAAGTTCCTTTATAAACGCACGTCGTGTATAGAAGATTGTCATATCGTATGTATAACAGGTTAGACACCGATTGACAACTCCCTTATCACTTCCGTGCATTTATTTCGCCCTCGTTGAACTTAACGCACCCCCACTCGCCGTGCTTTTTCTCGATTTTGCCGTCTTCGTCGAGTAGGTTTCCGTCTTCGTCTATGCGTTCGTCGTCTAGCATGCTTTGGAACAGATACTCGCCGACTTGTTCCAATGCCCACTCTGGCATTGTTCCGTCCTCGAACGACTCTTGCATGCCGATACATGTGTCCTCGCCGTCTTCGTAGTAGCCAACGAAGTCACAACCTCCCTCTTCGTACGTGGCTGATACAACCCAATCGAGTTCGTGTGCTTTGTTGTACACTCCGATTGGTGGACTCCACGCAGAATCGAATCCGAATGACACGCCGTTGTCCTCGACTCCGTCTTCCCAACTGCACTCTTCGAGGTTGATTTCCCACTTCGTACCCCAGTTCTGCACTCGCCAATCCCACCAAGCTTGCGATACCTCCACTGGCTTTGTGCCACTGATTTCAGGGAACGTAGGCTTGACCTCGATTGTGCCGTCGTAGTTGGGTTCGGGCAGAAAATGTGCGAGGAAGTTGCCCTTGTGCATGTCCTCGACTAACGCCTTGACTTTCGACTTGTCGTCGTGGGTAAGGCTTACCCAGTTGTTACACCAGTTTGGCATGTTGACCTCCTATCTGTCGTTGCCGTTCATTCGTCTGCACTCGTCTTCCACACGTGACTTCACACGTG